AATAAGGAACTCATAATGGCCGGATCAATTAGTGCCTTTAAATCCAGTTTTAGAACAGACTTAGCAAGACCTAGCCGGTTTGATGTTATCATTCCTGTACCATTTATTTTAATTGGTTCTCCATTAGTTGACAGTAGAAGTCTGGCGTATCGTTGTGAAACAGCACAACTACCTGGTCGAACAACAGCAACAACAGACCAAAAGACATATGGACCTATCGAAAAGTTTCCATATCTTGCCACCTACAATGACATTGATATCACATTCTATGTGGATGATGATATGAAACAAAAATACTTGTTTGATGCTTGGTTCGATTATATCAACCCACGGTTGAATAACAATTATGCATATAAAGATGACTATGCAACAACACTAACTATCAATCAATATGATGTGTCAAACAAAAAAACATATTCAGTTGACCTGATAGAAGCTTTCCCTATATCCGTGAATCAATTGGATTTGGATTGGTCTAATGTGGATGGACTACATAAACTGTCTGTCACATTTGCCTACACATACTGGAAGAACGATTCGTTGTTCAGTAGTTTTTAATTATTAGAAGGAGTTATTATGGCTTTACCAAAAATTGATACGCCAACGTATGAATTGACTTTACCATTATCAAAGAAATCAATAACGTTCAGACCATTCTTGGTCAAGGAACAAAAGAACCTTATGATGGCTATGGAAGATGACGATAAACAGACGATTGAAAGAAACATTAAACAGGTTCTCACCAATTGTACCTTGACTGAAGGTGTGAATGTTGATGATTTACCTGTCACCGACATTGAGTATTATTTTATCAACCTACGTGCAAGGTCAGTAGGTGAACTGGTTGAGAACAATTATGTATGTACCAATGTTGTGGATGATAAACAATGTGGTAACAAAATGGGAGTTAAAATTAACCTGTTAGAAATTCAGGTTAATATTGATCCTAATATGAGTAATGATATTCAGTTAAATGATAAAATCGTTATGAAAATGAAGTATCCTAAGTTTTCAATAATTGAAAAATTATCTCAAAAAGAATCAGCAGTTGAAATTGCTTTTGAAATTATGGCTGATTCTGTTGAAAGTATCTATGATGGTGAACAATACTATTATGGTAATGAAACACCACGGGAAGAAATGATGCAATTTTTGGAATCATTGAGCCAAGAACAATTTTCTAAACTCGAAACCTTTTTTGAAAACCTACCAAAAATCAACAAGAAAGTTGATATGAAGTGTTCTAAGTGTGGATTTGACCACACTATGGATTTGGAGGGACTCGAAAATTTTTTCGGGTAATATTTTGTTATGATAATTTGAAAAACTACTATAGAACGAATTTCTCACTTATGCAACATCACAAATATTCTTTAACTGAGTTAGAAAATATGATACCATGGGAGAGAGACATTTATGTTAATTTGTTAGTGCAATACATTGAAGAAGAAAATGAAAAAATAAAACAACGCCAAGCAGCAAATAAACGATGAACACACCAAGTCTCGGATTTCAACAATACGGTGAAGGTCTAGTAAACAAATTTCAATCCAGTAGGGTTGGACAAATGTTTGGTGGTAAATCACGTAAGAAGGTTGATGAACAAAATGACAACCAAGAATCCGTACAGAAAGGTAATAACAAAGATGCAAAGTATTCTGCTGTACCACCAGGAAAAATAGAGAAACTTAAAATCAACGAAAGTGAATCGGATATTCTGGCCAACATGTATAACTTCATGGCCAAAAACTATAAACGTGACCTTGAACGAATGAAAAAGGACAAGAAGTATAAAAAAGATGTTAAAGATTTTGAAGAAATAAGAAACAAACAGTTGGTTATTGGTTTAGAAAAAAAGAATAAAAAAGAAACTGGTACCAAAAATGGTAAAAGTTTTAGTTTGAGTTCTTTACTTAAAGGTGGTTTAACTGCTGGTCTCGCTGTTGGTGGTCTTTTAGTTATGGAAAAAGCATTTGCTAAAATATCCGAAATTAATTACGATGATATTATTCCTGATATTAACAAATTATTTAAAAAACCTGAAGAAAATGCTACAACAGGTACAGCATTCGGTACTATATTGAATAACTCAGATGATTATAATAAAATAATATCCACAAGAGAATCGCAAGGAAAATATGATACTCTTTATGGAAAATCTGGTGGCGCCATGTTAAATGGAAAATCAGTTACAGAAAGCACTATAGGTGAAGTTTCGTCTTTTCAAAGTGAAAGAAAAAAATTAAAGAAAAATGATTATGCCGCAGGAAAATATCAATTTATGAATGTTGAATCTACATCTAAATTGGCTGGTTTGAGTGAGAAAGATGTGTTTAATCCTGAAAATCAAGAAAAGATGATGAAAGCTTATACCACTGAGAATGCTAGGCAATTAAAAGTTGAAGGAATATCGGCCACTCCAGAAAATTTATCAATGGCTCATGCCGTTGGAGTTAGCGGAACCAAAAAACTACTGAAAGCACAAGAATCTGGTATGGGTGGTGCAAATGCATTGGATATTTTAGGTTATGGTAGAAATAGTGAAGCAGCAAGAACAAATCCACAATTAAATAAACCAGTTGATACTGTTGTATCTGGTCTAACGAAAGATTTTAGACCAACTGCTGTTGCATCTGCACCACAACCAAAAATAGATGACAATAAACTATCACAATTAAATTTGGCTAAATTGGCAGAAAAAACAAATGAAGTTATTGGCTTGGTAAAGAACAATGTTATTGTTGTCGAAAAAACCAAGACAGTTAATACAGCAGAAGAAGTGGATGATACATCCATGATGTTACGAAAAATGAGAGAACAATTTTCTCAAGTATTGAGGTAAAAAATGGATTATACACGTTCCGCACTAATAAGAAGTAAAAGTATATCGGAGTTAATGTTCGAACAGGACAGAACTTTCCGTGAAGCTGTATCCGATAAATTCAAAGCACGAGCAATGGGTTTTAAAGAGAAATTTACACCTATGAATTTTGTTAGAATGTTAACTGGCTCTGGCACTATTGGAAGATCCATTAGAACTGTAGCAGGTCGTGCTATGGGTTATTCCGAAAGAGACATTCAATACTTTGGTGGTTACAAAAGAAAACGTTCTATCTATGGTCCAGATAGAAGTAGAGTACCTGCTGGTGCCAGAACACCGGCCAAAGTTGGTGATTCTACGGCTGATATCTTAGCAAAGATTTATAATCTAATGCGTAAGATTGATGAAGATAATACCAGACGATATGAAGAAGAAAATAACTCCACAGAAGAAAATCAATTTGAAAGCAAAAAACGTCACGGAAAGTTATTAGAAGCTTTGGGTATGAAGAAGAAGGATACTGCGACACCAAAAACCTATGCACCAGAGAAACCAAAAGAACAAGAAGATAACACAACTGGTATTTTGAGTAAAATATTAGGAAGTATTTCTGGTGTATTAGGTGGTATCTTTGGTGTATTTGGTAAAATTTCTAAATTTTTTGCATTTATTGGAGGTACCATTTTAGATGCTTTAAAGTCAATATCAGTAATAGGAAAACTTGTTGGTGTTATTCAATCGATTTTAAAAGGATTGTTTAGTGGCGGTCAATTACTTTTTACTCTCGCTAGAGGTGTTTTTTCATTATTATTAACACCAATTGGAATGATAGTTGCTTCACTCGTTGGAATTTTTGCTCAAAGTAGTGATAGAGCAAAAGCTTTTATGTCTGCTGAAACAACATTACCTGGGCGAGAGTTTATACAATATGATAAAGACACAGGTAAAGAAATTGGTAGGACCATAGGCAAAGGCACTCCAGAAAAGAGAACACAAAGTCAATGGGAAGAAGAAAAAAAATCAATGTTACCATCAGCATATGAGGCAATCCAAAAGGGCAATAAAAAATTATATACATTACCTTTACTTGGCACTTATGGTAGAACAATTGATGTGGCTTTAACTGATGAAGAAGCTAAAGAATTAGGTAATCATTATGGAATATTACAATCATTGGATAAAAAATATGAATTAGCTAAAAATGAAAAAAATGCTGGTGAAATGACAAGAATTGCTACAAGGTCAAGTGAAGTTGAATTGGAGTTAAATGAAAAATTATGGACAGCTTTAACGAATACAAA